TTTGATGAGGAATACCAGCTAAATCAAGACCCATTTCAATTCTTTGAACCACATCAAGTGTAATTCTTCCGTTAAACTTCTTCTCCGCTAGGATTATCTCTATTTCCCCTCGCTTTGGATTTGCCATCATTGACCCCTGTTGTTGTAACTAGAATTTCTTCATTACGATCAGCGACATCTTCTGCTGTTATTGCAGTATAAGTCTTGCCGCCACTTTTAAATTTTCCACCCTCATCTATTCCAGAAGAAAATGGAAATGACCATGTGATGCTAGAATCAGATGATTTCTTTGAAACCACCCAATCCTTATCATTTATGGTTGCTTTTACAGATTCCCAACTCATTGAATTAGACCGTTGCAAATGTGATTGCACCAGAAGATTCAAAGGTAAAAGAATATGTCACTTCACCATTATATTCACCTGCGTATTCTAATGATGTAAGTTGGAAACTTCCTGTGTATGTTCCAAAATCAGGAACTAAGAATTGGTAATTCGTAAGGGCAGAAACATCAAATTTTCCTCTGAGTGTGGTTTCTGATGCTGAATCTGTAAATACACCTGATCCAGAAACAGTCATTGAATTCACCCCACCCTGCGCTAATAATGTTCTAGCTCTTGCAGAATCTTTAGTGGTAACATCAACCATTTCATCATTGAGAGTCAGACTAGTTGATCTCATGCCACCGATAGTAGTGAAAGCCTCTGGCGATGCTCCATCACCAATTTTCATTAATAGGGCTGAACCCTTTTGTGCCGCCATGTCTAATCTCCTTTAGCTATCTGACACAACAGCACGAAACCTCATGATTCCATGCCGTGTTATACCATCACCCTCGACAATCTCAGTATCAAACTCATGCTTGATATTGATGCCAAGAGCACCACTTACAGAAAAAGATATATCATTTAATGCTGTATATACTCTTCCCATAATTTCTTTTATATCACGCTTTCCACGATATTGCGACCATATATGTATATTTAAAACGTGTTCGTGAATATCTTTATCTTTCGCTGATATATTAGTAGCTGTATCATCACCAATCACAATATATGGATAGGCTGTACCCTCTGGAACATCATCAAATACACCTGTAATAGCGTTTCCTGCCTCATCAGTAATATTTGCGCTATTTAGAGTGCTATATATGGTTTTCTGTAATTCCCAACTGTGTAAGCCCATTATTTAGCCTTTATCATAGATTTTTCTAAACGTCTTATTTTTGACTTATTTGATTCTAATGCAGGTTGCATGAATGGTCTAGCCGCCATTGTTGATGTTCCAAATTCTAAAAATGCTGAATAATCTGCCCTACTTTCTACAGATGCACCTAAACCATCGCTATCTATTTTTAAGGCAATATTATTAACTAAAAAACCTGTATCTGTTGCAGGTGGTTGTCCTGCGGCTGATGCCCTATGTGTTCTTCGAGGATTATACTTTTCATAAACAATTCCTGACTTAGCCCCTTGTTGAATGGATTGAACAGCCGTATTTCTTACAAGATTTCCTGCTCTGCCAACAAGTTGCTTAGAATCTGCCGTATATTGCGATATAACGGCCTTGTAGCGCGGTTTATTGGTTACTTTGGTAGTTACCCTTGCCATTATGTTGCAACGCCTTCCTCGCACATTATTTCAAGATATTTATCTCTTTCGCCTTTATTCTCAATTCTCTTAATATTGAACGTGCGTGTGTATAAAACATTATCAGAAGTAAATTGATATACAATTCTATTTTTTATTGTTAATCCCCTGCGAAAACGAATGGTAATTAAATGAGTAGTTCTTCCTTCATTTTGATCACCGAAAAATCTTTCTGAACCACCTTTTGCTTCAATCCTTCCCCATACGATAGCTATGTTAGACCAACTTGTGCGTCCAGAGCCACCGCCATCATCTGTTCTTGTTGGCTTCTGCAAGGCTAATCTATGTTGCATTTTTCCAACTGCCATTAATAACCCCCTGCAAGCGGAGAAACACCATAGCGCATCACTACATAAGGCTGTAATAAACTTGTGACCATCATTGGTGGATTTAGATTCCTACCCTCATCATCACCTCTGTGTTCATATAAATTAATAATATATTGAAGCATCGCTGTTTTAATAGCCTCTGGTATATCTGAACGATTAGAACCATATCCTGCGACATAGGTAACTTCTATTCCATTTGCGTTTCTTAAATCTGTAGGCCAAGAACCGCCATCTCGTAACACTATTCTTGATGGAACTCTTGCTGTATCTACATAATAATTAGATGTTGCCCATGTGCTTTCTGTATCTGAATCATTGAAATATTTAACATGGGTAACACTTGAAACAGGTGAACGTGGCAATTCAATATAATCTAAATACATGGATTTATATGGGGCTGTATATAATCCTTCTTTTATAGGCACATCAAACTCAGAAATATTATCTAATGATAATTTGTATGTGGTATTTATCATTGTGCGATTGGTATAATTCTCAACCCAATTTCTAGCGGTTGTAATGAGAGATTCAATCAACATATTATCAACACCAGAATCAAGCCTGAGATAATTTATTGTTTCTGCACTTGTAAGCGGTTCAATCGTTGGTGCTGTAACTATGGTTAAGCCTGACATATTATTCTCCCTCTTCTTCTGAGTTTGATTGCTTTACTTCTGGCTCATGCCATACCAAACCTTTTTTTGCTTTATATTCTGCATCCCAACGCATCCATAAACGAGGATGAGTAAAACCCTCATCGTCTGTCCAAGCTCTTCCCTCTTTAATTATTCTTGAGCCATATTTCCACATAATCACCTCGCATTAGCATATTTAAAGGGCATCTCAGCGAACGCCATGTAGATGTATGTGCTTCCGTCACCATTGTATGCGCCACCTGAAGCCCTTGATTTAAAACCATTTGATAAAAAATCTAATGCCGTAAATGAAGTTTCATCATCATCTGTACTTGCTAATAATCTGGCACTAACGGGATTATCAACATCTCTCTTATTATCATGGACATTCCAATTATTACCAGCCGCACTAGATTGTTTTATTAAAACATAAGCAGGACGAAATCCTGTGTAGATGAACACACCATCATCGCTTCCGTTTCCTTTGTAACTGCCAATTTTTGAATAGCCTTCAACACCATGAAAACAATAAGCAATGTAATCTTTAGCAATTGTATTTGTATGTGTACTCGTACCAATAGAAAAGACTGTGGCTGTTGGTGATGTACTATTAAACATTGAAGTGCTATCAGTTTCTTTAGCGGTTGTGTTTAGATTAACAAATTTTGTGTTTACAATATCTTTATGGAATACAGGCCAATTAGTTCCATCCGTTTCTATTCGTTTGTGAATTACCATATCTGGTGCGCTACTCAACCCATGTCCAACTGTAGCATTAGAACCTGTGCCTGTGTATTTTACGATACTAAACCCTGCTTCTTGATTAGCTGATACAGTGCTAGTGATGCTTCCGTTTGTGTTGCTGACTGCTGTACCTCCTGCAAGCCAAGCCCAACCTACATAAGTTTGACTACTTTGATTTGTTGTGCCACCACTACCAAGACTAAATCCGTTACTATCAAAACTTGTTAAATTTACCGTGCTAGAAGTATTTGCTACAGTTGAATTTGACTGTATAAATACATCAGTACCTCGTATTGTATCCACTATATAATGACTTGATGTGCTAGTTCTTTCCTTAATCCAAACCCAATCTGGTGAAAATTGATAACTAGCTATACTTTGACTTGTACCGTTTCCTGTCCTAAGATTTGATTCAAAGTAATCTTCTGGAAGTTCATCGTTTAAAGGTGTGATGGATGGTTCTACTATGTTAGCTGAGTTTAGTGCAAGAAAATCTGTACTTGGTGTGTAATAGAAATCACCGTACCCATTGCTGTCGGTAGCATTGGCTGAACCTGTTGTCTTGTTCCCTGCAAATGTGCTGTCTTGTCCAAAGTTTGCCACTACGTTAAAACTGACAGCAGGGTTGTTGTCGTTATAATGCGTAAATAAATCGAAGTCGCTGAAGTTAAAATTCTGTGGTGAACGTGTCAAACCTAGTGTGCCGTTTTTGTACCATTTTATTGTGTTATTAGCTTCGTCAAACTCAACACCGATTATGTCACCAACCGTGTAAGTAAATCCTGAATTTTGAACAATGCCTTCACCTGTCTCTGATACGTTACCATTGTTACTAGCATTAACAATAATGTAATAGTCATTGCCTATATCAGAAACCCCAATCCACGGACTGTAAATACTACTACCTGACCTACTTTGAACCAAAGTTTCAAAGTAAACTTTGCCCTTTAGTTGAAACGTACTTCTGCCAGTATTAAGACCACTGCCCATAGTATTATATTTCAAGTTACCTTCGCTAAGTGTTCCTACAGTCCAACTTCCTGCACTACCTTTACCATTTGCTATCGGATTAAGAGTCGCATAATTTAATGTAGGACTATCTGGCACAACGTCATGCGCTGATAGGTTGTTCGCAGTCCAATCATTGCCATTACCGCTAGTATCATCACCAATATTTGAACTATCCCCAAATGCAAGACGAAATCCGTTACTACCATAAGTACCCGAATATTCTTTTGGAATCCAAACACCTGACTTGGTTTCGCCAAAACTATCTGGATTTAATTGTTGCCCATCAATAAAATTTACTTC